CTCTAAGAAGGTCTTCTTCGTGTTAGTCTCAAACCCGATGAAGTTCAAGACCTCGATGAGCTTCTGACTAACTGATCTCTCGACTATAATGTCGTCCCCGAACACGGTAGTTAAGGCCTTATGAGCCCCACACGCCATGCAAGCGGCATAAAAGATCAGCGTCTCGAGCTCGAACGTGAAGCCATTGCCCATCGATGAAAACTTCGATAGGGCTACACGTCCGCCTGCCACAGTGGTATAATCCACCCTGGCTGCGTTTAACAACTCAAACCACCTATTTGGAAGGAGGAATCGAACGAGCCGGTAGCTAACCGAGTCGCTCGCACCCTTGAGATCAATGGTCGATAAAGACCACTCCTGAGCCTTAGAGGCCAGAAATTGATTCCAAGAAGACTGAGTGTCAAGATCGACACCAAAAAGCTTCAACCGCTTACGGATTAGCGCGCCTATCCCTTTCTGAACAAAGATGTTCATGTGGGGTTCGATCGCGATCGTCCGGTCAGTCTTAGCATTCTTGGGAACACTAGTAGTACGGCTCTCATCGTTTACGATGAAATCTGAGCCCGGGAATCCCCGCCAAACCGCCCCAATAAGGGAATATCGGAATGGGTACAATCTCGGCGTAATGTGGAGCTCTGCTCCATATTTCTTGGATAGCAGGACGTCTGCACCCATGACAGCACTGGTCGCTCCCGGACCGAAGCCGAAGTGCGCTTCCGCGTAAGACATTTTAGCCGGCGTGAGCCGACCTAATATCTGGCGAATAACCCTGCGCATGTCCATGAGGACTGCGTGATACGGGTTATCTCTGCCCAACCCACCGAAACGGAGGTTGGTAGCGGAGCAGCGCTCCTCGGCCGCGAGGAACGATTCAGTGGCAGCCGCCACTCTGTCAATCCCAGAGTTAAGCATGGGGTTCTTCCCCATCACCTCACTCACTAGATAGTCGTCAGCGAATCGAGAGACCGAAATCTCTGTCAGAAGCTTGACAACAACTGCTTGGGACGCAAGGTCTTGAGCAGTCACGAAACGTGGATTGAACATCCGACGTTCGATACCTAGAGGCCGCCTTATTGGGGGCGGTAGATTGAGGAGCTGACCTATCGACTCGGGAGAGTCCTCAGTCAGTAAGTACCAGACCGCCATACTCCGAGGAGTATTTAGGTCCCTACAAATGCCTAGAGTGGTTTCCCGCTCAAGACTGTAGGTGTACTGCTTGTTCGCTTTCGCGATGGGCCTGCGCTTCACAGCGAAGGTACGAGTCTTAACAGAACTCATAATTGCTCCATCTAAGGTGAACAAGCCTGAGGGGAAATCCCTCAGGCTACGTAACTTGCGACGTTTTAAGTCGTGTAGTCACGGTCTCGCAGCTGCGCCAAAATAATGGCGTTAGCGAGTGAGTTCTTGAAGAATGCATACGCATCCTTCACCTCAGCGGACGTGGCATCAGTAGGGTAGATCGCATCACAGTTGATGCGGATCGTGCCGACGACGGTGTTTACACCGTTAATGACACGGATCACAGGAGTCTCAACGCCCAGGAACGGTTTATCCGTAGGGCGCGTCTTCGTGAACCGGCCAGGCCGAGTGACGAGTCGATTCCGTTGCTGCACAGTGGCAGCGGTCAAATCTTCCCAGATCACGGTTTCACCAGAAACGACCACCGGAGTGAACGTCTTGGCGACGGCTGCGTCATTGTTAATGACGACTGCTGCGTTTTGCATGTTAACTTCTACTTCCACAAAGGAGATATAAGACCCAGTTACCTGAGTTTGAGCCAACATGGCTCGCCACGTACAACTAGAACCTCAATTGCCTGATAAGGGCAAGTGCAGAGGTCGTATGCGACACTGAGAACGGATTTGCTTTAATCCGAAGACTGGCACTAGGGAGGTTGGGTGTAAACACCCGATCCTTAATGACCTGCCTCCGGGTAGCGCTTCCGCCCCCTTGGTCTACACGACTGTACTCTTCGGTCGTCGTCGTAACGTGGATCCCGACGCGCTTGAGACCAGTTATGGTCCCACTCGCTTCGAGAAACTCACCGACATTTATGAACCAGTCGATGACAAAGCTGTAGGGTATCAACTCCCACGCTAAGAGAATTGGGTCGGTCAAACCCAGTCTTTGAGCACTCACATCCCAAGCTTGGGCTGAGTCCTGGAATTCCGCATACGCACGCACGCGAGCCTTTTGGGCCCACTGCGTCTGTCGAGTTAGAGCTGGATTGTAGACTGACGTCCACGGTTGGCTCTGAAACTCACCAACACGTTCATCTGAAGAAGCATGAATAGTGTAAGAGCGGATTAAGGGTTGGGTCTGTCGTACTTTATAGTACTCCTTCACCGCGCCTTTCAGGTCGCTTATCAGTGGGCGTACGCCATACTGCCAAGCGAGCCAGGTGTCCGATGCGACTCCCGTCGT